AATAACTTATATTAATTCAGGTACATGGAATGAAAATAAAACATTTAGAATACCGTTTATAGAAAATGCAAGACGAGCTTATAGACAGTTATCTTTAATTGAAGACTCTATTATTATATATCGGTTAGTAAGAGCTCCTGAAAGATTAGTTTTTAATGTTGACGTAGGTAATATGAGCCCTCCAAAAGCTGAAAGTTATATACGTAAACTAATGCAGAATTATTGGAGTAAAAAGGCATTTAGTCTCGATAATGATAATAGAGTTAATTCATTTAACCCACAATCGATTTTAGATGCGTATTGGTTTCCTAAAAGAGAAGGAAGTACTGGTACAGAAGTAAACACATTACCAGGAGGTCAAAATTTGGGTGAGTTACAAGATTTAGTTTATTTTGTCAAGAAGTTATATAAAGCTCTCAAAGTACCAACTAACAGAGTTGATACTGATAATTCTCAATATAGCGCAGATGCGAATGTATTGAGAGAAGAGTTAAAGTTTGCGAACTTTATAGTTAGATTACAGCATCAATTTGCTAAAGGGTTAAAAGAATCTTTTGTCACTCATCTTAAACTTAAAAATATATGGAAACAATTTGACTTAAGAGAGAATGCTTTTGATTTAGAATTTACACCACCGCGTAATTATTTTGAATTGCGTAAGCAGCAGATACTTGATCTTAAAGTTAATAACTTTAATACACTTACAAGTAATGAATCAATTTCTAAAGGTTACAGTCAACAGGAATACTTAGGTTGGACTGATGAACAAATAAAAGCTAATAGAGAATGGTTACGTAAAGATGCTGCTTTACAGCACGAATTAGATGGTATTCGGAATGGTGGAGCCGATTGGGCTGCTGGTCAAGGAGCTGCTGCTCCAATGGGTGGTGGTGCACCAGCTGGACCTGGTGGTGATGATACACCTCCTGATATGGGACCAGGTACGCCTCCTGAAACTGGAGGAGATGCAGCTGATGTTCCGACACCAGAGCCTACTCCGGGTGGGGAAACTTCAGCGTTGCCAGCATAAATAATTATGTGCCTACTAATACTGATGAATGGTCTGATAGTTACTTAAGTGCTGGTGGCTTAGTATATTCTACTTATCTTGCTAACCAAGTTACCACATATCAACGCATGGCAGATAGAATCTCGTATGCGTTAGGTTGGCCTATAGTAAATTTAGAGTTACATGGTAACCAATTGTATACTAATATAGCGCATGCTGTAGAGTTTTTTAGTAAATATGCAGGTTATACAGAAGAGCATCTCGTTTTTGACAGTAATAAATATACTTTAGGTAAAGGTCTAGATATTGCTGAGCTTCTAACTATCACTCCAGAACTAACTGCTACCTATGAATCTACTATTGAAGTTACAACTTCAACTACAACTAGTGTAGCTACTACAACCGCTAAAGATTTTAACGCTGACAGTAATGGTACGTTTATATCCTTATTTGAATTTAACTGCGCGGATACTACGGTAGACCCGTCGGAATATACCTTCACAGTTACTCTTAATGATTCCAACGTACAAGTTTCAAAAGCTCTTATTGTTGCTCTTTCCGCTGATACAAGTAGTGGTTCAGCGGATGTAAGCTTAACTCAATATGGTGACGTCTTTACAACGTCGACAGAAATATTTGAAGTTAGTTCTATACCTGCTTTATCTACAGAACAAGTAGGTGGTAGTTTTACTAATAGTGTTTCAGTAGGTATTGTCTTAGGTAGCGCAGTTACTAAAGCTGGTGCAGTAAACGCAAACCGTAATGCTGTAAGTACAGATAGTACTACAACAGAACAACTTACGTCACAAAGACCTATTATTGGTAATTTTGATGATCTGACAAGACAAAAACGTAAAGTAATAGATGTATATAGTCATGAAGAATCTAGCGCTAGTAGTATTAATACATTGTTTACTATTGAGCAAACATTAGCGCAACAAACTTATTTTAGTTATGCAATGGGTAACTATGGATTTGATTTGATTAGTTGGTATGTGTTAAAACAATGGCTTGAAACACGAGAAAAAATGCTCTCTACTAAACGTTACTTTAAGTTTGATGAACGTACACAACACTTATTGTTAATACCTGAACCTAAGACAGGTCAACGGTTTTATGGTTGTGTGAGTTGTTATGTAGAAAAACCAATAAGAGACATTATTAAAGAGCCATGGGTATTTCAATATGCGTTAGCTTTAACTAAAATAACCTTAGGTCGAGTTAGAGGAAAATTTGGAAACGCTCAATTGTTTGGAGGTACTGGGTTAGATACTTCTATTCTTCAAGAAGGGTTACAAGAAAAGAAAGAACTAGAACAGATGATGACTACTGGAGGGTCAACAGGATTTGGTGACGGTGCACCGCCTATGTTTTTCGTCGGATAATGGCTCCTCACAAAAAAGGAGATTTTAAAAAAGGTATATATCGGCCGATATACAAACAAAAATTTTTAGGTAAAAAGTATCCTCAATATCGTAGCTCGTGGGAGCTACATTTTTTCAAATGGTGTGATTATAATTCCAATGTATTAGAATGGACTAGTGAAGGGGTTATTGTACCTTACGTTAGTCCTATAGATACAAAAACTCATAGGTACTTTGTAGACAATAGTTTAGTATTAAATGAGCGTGGTAAAAAACGTCGATATCTTGTTGAGATAAAACCATATAGTCAAACTCAACGTCCGATTATGAGAGGTCGAAAGAAACAAAGTACTCTTTTACATGAGCAAGCTACGTATGATATTAACCAAGCTAAGTGGAAAGCTGCTAAACAATGGGCTGAAGATCATGGTTATCAGTTCCTTATTTTAACAGAAAGAGAATTATTTAGCGGAAAAAGCGCAAAGAGATAATAAATAATTTATAAGATTATGTCATTTAAGTTACTTGTCGAAAAAACTGACCCACAAGAGTTTGAGTATATTCTAGAAGAGAAGAATACTAAAGAGGCTCCGAGGTTATATATTAAAGGACCATATATGATGGCAGATGGTGTTAATAAAAACAAACGCGTATATGATCTTGATAATATGATCGAAGAAGTAGCTCGATATGAAAAGGAAATGATTAAAAATGACAGAGCTATGGGAGAATTGAATCACCCAACTACTGCCGAAGTGGATCTAGAGAGAGCTTGTCATATTGTTACTGAAATGACTCAAGAAGGTAGTACTTTTATTGGAAAGAGTAAAGTATTACAAACTCCATGCGGTGAAATTGTACGTAAATTAGTTACTGATGGAGTGAGAGTTGGTATGTCTTCTAGAGCTCTTGGTAAAATAGATCAAGAAGGAGACGTAGGAAAAGTTAGTGAAATGAAGCTAGTTGCTATAGATTGTGTGGCAGATCCATCCTACTCAGATGCATTTGTTAATGGTATATTAGAGTCAAAACAATGGATTTTAAATAAAAGCGGTGAGTTTGAAGAACATTACGATCAATTTGAAGAAAGTTTGAAAGGATTGCCTCGTAAAAATGTTAATGATTTTCTTACAGAAAAAATTATTGCATTTATCCAAAATATTTAAGAAAAATAGCGAAAAGAATATAAATAATTAAGATGGCCAAGGACAACGACATCACGAATTTTATCTCTAATGTAGTAGATAAAAATTACGCCGCTGCGAACAAAGATTTGAAAGCGGTAGTAGAAGCAAAACTCAAACAGAGGATTGCAAAAGCAAACAAGAAAAATTTATTTTAAGATCATGAGCAAGATATCTGATTTATTACAAGAAGTTGGTAAAGACGTTCTTAACGAAGAAAGTCTTGAGCAAATCGAAACTGTCTTTAACGAGGCTGTAGAAAAGAAAGCTGAAGAGCGCGCTCAGATCGCGACAGAAGCTGCTTTACAGGTTCAAGATGACGAGCATTCTAAGAAATTAGAAGATCTTCTAGAAGCCATAGATAAAGATCACGCGAAAAAACTCGAAAAAGTTGTTGAAGCTGTTGATGCTGATCGTTCACGTAAACTTAAGAACGTAGTACGTAAATATCAGACAGCATTAACTGAAGAAGCAAATGGTTTAAAAGATACAGTTGTTGAATCTGTTTCAGATTATCTTGACTCATACATTGATGAAGCACTACCAACAGCAACAATTGAAGAAGCCACAAATAATCGTCGCGCGATGGATGTATTAAATCAATTTCGTAAAACACTTTCAGTAGATATGGTACTTGCAAACGAATCTATTAGGGAAGCTGTTAAAGACGGCAAAGCTACTATAGAAGAAAGTAAGAAATCTCTTGCTGAAATGACTGAATATAATTCTGATCTTAAAATTCAGTTAGAAAGTACTCAAAAAGAATTATTCTTAGAAAAGAAACTTGTTGGGTATGATGAAAAGAAATCGAATTTCGTTAGAAAGACGTTTGCTGATAAGGAATTGTCTTTTATTGAAGAAAATTTTGATTACACAGTAACAATGTTTGATAAAAAAGCTGAAGAAGCTCTTGATGTTATCAAAGAAGAAGCTACTAAAGAGTGTAAAGCACAGGAAGCTAAAGTTGTTGTAGAGGAGAGCTCGTCTACACCGAAAACTGCTACCGAATTTTATGCTGCTGAGTTAGCTAACATGAGACTGTAAAGTAATCTTAAACTGCTGTTGAGGTATTTTACTACCTGATTCTCCAATGCAACGGAAAACAAAATAATAAAGGAAAATAAAATTATGAACGAAACAAAAACTCGTCCTAATACAGATTATATTGACAATAATCGCGCTCAATCCTTGTTGGAGAAGTGGAGTCCTGTTTTGGACTATACCTCTGACAAAGTTGAAGCAATTGATAACGCACATACGCGTTTGAACACTGCCATCCTTCTTGAAAACCAAGAAGAATGGTGTATTCGGGAAGCCAACACTGGTGGTGCAACAGGAGGTGCTTCTAGCGCCTTCGGTAGTGGCGCTGGTGGCTCTAGCATCAATCAAGGTGGTGGAGATGGTGGATATGCTTCTGGTGATAATTACGCTGCTAATGACGCACGTTTGCCGAAGATTCTTATTCCGATGATTCGCCGTACATTCCCTGAGTTGATCACTAACGAAATCGTTGGTGTACAACCAATGAGTGGTCCGGTTGGTCTCGCTTTTGCCCTTCGCTACAAGTACAGCAATACCTCTATTGATGGTACAGCTGCTGCTGGTGGTAATGGTACAGGTGAAGGATTCTTTGGTCCTGGTAACACAGCAACTGGTGCAGCTGCTGGTGAGCTAGGTCACAATAACCTCGATACTAACTTCACTGGTGCATCTGCTAGTGGCGCTGGTCTAGATAGTGCCTTAGGTACTAACGCTGATATCGCTGGTTATGGTGCTGCTGCTAGTGCATTGTCTGGTAACATCGGTGCAAGTCACTGGTTGTCTGCTGGTTTCAATGATGGTGATATTGGTTTTGCTGCTGCTTTGTCTGCTTTCGAGCTTGATAAAGCTATTGAAGCTCCAACTGTAGAGTTGAGTTTTGAGAAAACTGCTGTTGAAGCTGGTACACGTCGCTTGAACGCTCGCTGGTCAGTTGAACTAGAGCAGGATCTTAAGAACATGAATGGTATTGATGTTGACGCTGAGTTGACCAATGCTATGTCATATGAGATTCAAGCTGAAATCGACCGTGAGATGATCATTCGTATGATCCAAACATCAACAAGTGCTGGAAGAGGTACAGGTTATTCATTGTACTTCCCAGGATCTGCTGATGCTCGCTGGATGGCAGAACGTAATCGTGACTTCTATCAGAAGTTGATCGTAGAATCAAATCGAATTGCTGTTCGTAACCGTCGTGGTTCAGCTAACTTCATTGTTGCTACTCCTCGTGTTTGCGCAATTCTTGAAATGCTTCCTGAGTTCTCATGGATGACTGTTGATGGTAACGTTAACACTCAACCAGTTGGTGTTGCTCGTGTTGGTAATGTTGGTGGTCGTTTTAACGTCTATCGCGATACACGCACTGAAGCAGGATACAACTTCGGAGTTACTGAAGCTAATAAGGTGGAGTACGCCTTGCTTGGTTATAAAGGACCTGAGTATTATGATACTGGTATCATTTACTGTCCTTATATCCCTGTTATGGTTCAGCGCTCAATTGATCCTAACTCCTTCTATCCGAAGGTCGGTATGTTGACACGTTATGGTGTTGTAGATCATCTATTTGGTGCATCTAACTACTACCATGTAGTGTTCCTTATCGGATTGGGTGATATGGCTGGTCCAAGTCAGCAAGCTTACCTATAATCTTTACTGATTATAATAA